CAAGAGCTGCCGCAGAAGCAACGGCCACCCAGTCAACGCCCGTGATACCGATTGCATTTGTGCCGATAAGTGCGACGGCAGTCTGAGCCGCCGTCTTGATTGCGCGAATTGCCGCAGCCTTAACCCATGTCTTCATAACAGTTCCTTTCTAAACGAATAACAATTCTTTTATTTCGTATGCGCCTGTTCTAGGCGCTCCAGTCTTCCCGCCTGTGTACGGGTCACATCCTCTACCACCGCAAGACGGGTGTCGTGAACGCTAAGCGTATCACGGATGTTGGTAATTGTTTCATCTGTTCGCGCCATGTACGCTGTGAAGGCTTTCTGTGTATCGTCTATGTCGCTTTTGAGTTGCTTCACGCCTTCCTCAATACGTACCAGCCGCATCGCGTCTTCCTGACTTGCACGATTCATCGCTTTGGCGCCGTTTATTAACGTAAGTACCATTCCAAGAAATGAAACCGCCGCAACAATCTGTTCAAAGGTTAAAGGATTCATAACCTCACCTCCTACTCCAGAATCTTAGGGATAACAGGAACAACGCCAGAGCAATAACCGCTGTCGTAATTGTATAGATACACGTGACCGTCACCACCGCCCGCTGCGCCTAGCCACATTTTAGCAGTATTGTTTCCTTGCTGTGTCGCAAGTGGATAATATCCATCCTTCGCTGGCAGCAGATTATCGGGAATCTGTGTTGGAGTTGTGTAAGTCGGATAACCTCTAGCCATCCAACAATCAAGATACATAAACCCGCTTCGTACACAATATCGAACCCTAACCCATTGATTATTAACTAGGTCAGTCCACGGTATATACTTCATAAGCTTTACGAGGTCGGCGGTATTGATTGAGGCTACACCATTAGGCGAGGAAACGCCGATTTTATCAGGCATAATATCAATGTCCGTACCCTCAAAACCGCCGTTCTTCTTGTGCATTGTCCTCAAAAATACCTTCGGTGAGTCTATATAGACCATATTTTCGGCTTCAAAATCAAACACACTCGATGAAAATGCTGTTGAGTTATAGCCAAAGTCACGAATAAACCCCGATGTAATGCGCAAATCGCCGCTCGACAATTTAACGCCATGTTCGGAAAATGACGCAACCTCCGCATTATTCTTCTTGAGCGACATACCATGCGCGTTAATGGTCGTATGCATACCGGTCTTAGAACCGACGTGAGCGCCCTCGCTATCGTGAGAAAAAGAGTTATTCAGTTCTTCTATGACTTTCTGTATATTGTCAGCAGTTTCTACTGCTTGTTCTGCCTTAGCCTCTATAGCATCAACCTTCTTCTCAATAAGCTTCTTGAGTTCTTCGACGCCCTGAGAATTACTCCCGTGTTCAATGGTGACGCTATGATGTGTACTCTCTGAGGAAACATTATGCGCCGGGGTGCCGTCTTCCTTGCAAGCGTCATCCTCTGCGGTCGCCCATACCTCGATGCTTTGTGCTGTTGGTAATGGTGGAGTAGAAACAATGCCTGGCTTCGTAAGAGTTCCTACAACAGATGACTGACCACCAACACCCATATAAACTGTGACGTTATAGAAATCTGCCGGAATCTTCTCTTCCAGAGTTCCGTCCCACGCCACATACACAACACCTGCCGAGGATGTCGCGAAGATGCCCTTTGGCTTTGGAGGTGCAACGGTATCGCCGACGTGTGTCGCAATGCTTCGTCCGTCACCACTCTGTGCGCCAAGTATCGAACGAGTGCCGTCCGCATTTGTCACAGAAATCGTGCCGCTCTGTCTTGTGGTTGCTTCCCTTGCGGACTGTGCTGCTGATGCCGCGACGTTCGCCATCTGTTCAAGTGGCGACATGATGCCGCCGAGTTTCTGATGTTGCATTACCAAACCTCCCAAGGGTCAAAAATCGGGTCAAAGGTGAGTTGAACCTTATCCGTGAGGTCGCCCTTCATCTCCATAAGCCTGAGCCTGTACACATTATCTGGCAGGGTCGGGTACCCGTCCATCATAACATCAACCTCCTGACCAGGCCACACAATGCCAGGCGTGACGTTGTTGCCTTCGTCGTTGGCAAAAGTCCGTCCAGTAATCTGAATAAGAGGTCTCTTCGATGATTCAAGCACGGCGTTCGCGTGGCTTCTCACAAGGTCAGCCGTATTCCAGTTTGAGCTTCCCTTCTGCTCCTCCACTAGTGGCCACGGGTCGTTCCTCTGGCATAGGGTCATATCCTCTGCGAGAAAACACAGCGTACCCTCGTCCTGACCTGATCCAGTGCCGTACACCCTCATTTTTGGCGCACCATGTGCAACCTTGACTCCTTCTATCGTGCCGCCGCCACGGAAACACGTTAACGTCGGAATAACTCCCGACTGCCCGAGGTACGGATTCGACTCTGAGCCAGCCTCGAAAACCCACCTTACCCTATTGTTTTCAATTACTGGCCTGAATTGCATATCCGGGCCATTCTGAACGTTCGCAATAGCAGTAAGTAGTTTCTTCGCGCTGTTGTTGCCGACGTTCCATCCGTAATATGTTCGCTGCGACGAGCCTTTCTCGCCGAGATATTGCCAGTCAATGGGAAGGCTTCCTCCAGGCTTTGCATTTGTTGCCATGCGGCCTATCTCACAAGCGATTGCCCTGAGTGACAACCCGCTAAAATAAATTGTGTCGGCTGTTGTCGAATCGTAACCTTTGCCGAACTTGCCCTCAGTAACCACATAACGGTTGTCGAGAAAGTCCATCGGCGACAACAAGTCAAAAGACGTATCTAGTGCGGAATCAGTACGAAGTCCGATTATTCCGGCAACCACAGGAGAACCATTCCAAAGCAGCACAAGGCCGCGCCGATATGGAGCAAGAAACGAATTTCTGCCTTCTTGAGTCTTTACTGGCAGAGCTTCCCACGGCACAGTGAGTCCGGAAGCATCACCCTCACCGGTGCCTTTGTCTTTCGTCGTTGTAAGTGAACAAGACGATACGGTGAGAGTCCACGACAAATTAGGAATATCGACCGGCGCGTCAATTACGCCGGTCATCGTATCGAATACAAAGCACTCCCACATATTAGACCGCCACGCCGCCGTCTACGACTATCAATCTCTGACCTGGCCATCCGCTATTGTCGTAATCCATTGTGACGCCAGACCTAGGAGCAGAACCTGAACTCCAAACCCTCGCGGTTACGGTGTGAGTGCCAGCATCCGCCTCAGCCATGTCCTCGAAGCAAAGAGATACGGGCGTGTCTGGTACGCAAGTGAATCGGTAATCTCTCATTACGCGACCGTCAAGCAGCCACTCCACATATCCAGAGCCAAGCCATGAGTACGTTGTCGGACTGTACGCTTTAACATTCACGGTCATTTTGATGCTCAAAAGCCTATCAGTTGGCAGAGTAATCGTTGCCGAAGCATAATCGAAATACTCGCCGACGTTAAGAGTCTTAGTCGCTTTATACGTTTTATCCGCCAGTACGCCGAGTGATGCACCGTAAGGAATCGCGAACGACCTCGACGCGGTAAGTGAAGCGTTACGGGTGTTTGTTGAACCTCCTGGCAAAAGCATACGAGCTATCTCGGTTGCATATGTCGGAATTGTTGGAGCGGTTGGAGTAGCCGCAGCCGTTCCCTTTGTTACGCCGACAGTTACGAGGTTATCAGCGTCGCCCTGAGACTTGTCATGAGCAGTGACCCACACAACGTCTATGCGTGGGTTCGCACTTGAGTTCGCTTCGACAGTTGGAGTAACACCTCCAGAAAAATATGCTTCTGTAAAGCCGTCAGACGTGCCACGGCTACATATAGCCATGCCAGCCGATACGTTATATGCCATCGTCTGACCGCCGGTAACCTGCAAGCCACCGACAACGCCTTTATTCAGCCATTTCTGCGCAAGCATGTGGCGGATGTCTACGTCGGTCGTTCCAATACCGTCGGAAGTCTGACGCACTCCGAATGCAACATTTGCCATGTTCTCCTCCTAGATGTATGTATCGCGTACTGCGACTTCTATTGTACCGTTACCCTCTGCGTTAAGCGATAAGGTAAGGCTACCACCAGCGGCGACAGTCGGAAAATTGCGCTGAATCACGTTTCTCGTCACGTCAACCCCGTTTACAGATGCCGTTCTTGAGCGACAGTCAATGACTACCACGGCAGACCCGACAGGCTGTGAGAATACAAGCTGGCTGCCATCGTCCTGATTTGTCAAAGTGAAGCCCTGCGGCATATTGCCGGACGCATAGATGACCGGGAAAGCTTCCGACGTTCCCGCGTTTGTAACCGTACACGTACTCTTCACAGATTCAGCACCGGCTCCGTAAGTAAGTGGATATCTAAGTACTCCTGAATCGTATACAAGTCCGCCGAACCCCTGAGCGGATGGATTCATAAATCCCACGGCGGTGTTCGTCGAAAGCCTCTCCGGGCGTGGACATCTAACGGTAACGGTCATATCTTCAGCGTTACGCGTAGCCTTTCCTGCCTTTGTTTCAACAGTCACAAAGCCTTCGACGAATGTATCAGACTTCTCGTCCACGACCCTGAGTCTTACAAGTCCGTGAGCCATCGCGAGCAGTGACTTCATACGCTCTTCGACCTCTGCACGGTTTGTGCCTTGAACCTCACAGTCGATGGTTACAGTGCGCGACGCATAAAACACGGCAGACGGATCCACATCATGCGAACCGTCCCCGGACTCCCTTGCGGTCATGCTCACCTTCGAGTCTGGCGTTGACCACCAGCCTTTAATCGTTCTAACGTTGATGCCATCAGACCCGTCTCCGCCGAGCCTGACGACCTCACCGCCTTTCGTAATTTCAGCGAACCACTTCTGCATTAGTAAACTCCCATCGCCTCAGACAGCGCGTTTCTATGCAAGATTGCTGCCGCACTGTACAGGTCATCGTCCGAACGTACAACCTTCGTGTTGAAATTCTGCTCAATCTTTGGAGGATTAGCATTTCTGCCGTCGAATACGCTGAACATCGCACCCTGCTGCTTGAAGTCCATCTGAACGCCGTCGATGCCGAGCTTCACGTCTTTTCTCAGCGAGCCGAACGGGTCTTCTTCCTTCCATCCTGCTTCGATACCAACCGCGACACCCTTCGACATATTTACGCCGATGAGGTCTCGCATGAGTCTTGACGGTGAATGGATGCCAAGCCAACTCTTAACGGTATCAACCGCGCCCCTAACCGCTCCGCCGAGGGCGTCGAGGATTGCTCCGCCAGCGTTTCTGATTCCGTTCGCAATGCCCGATACAATGTTACTGCCGATTGAAACTACTTGACCAGGTATCGACTGCAACCCGCTAATTAGGTTACTTGCAAACTGCGACGCTGCGCTTGCAGCATTCGACGCCATCTGCCCAACAAACGACGCAACATTTACGATTACCGAAGCAATGAAGCCAGCGACTCTGCCGGGAACTTGCGAGATAAAACCAACAACACCTGACAGGAAGCCAGAACCCGCCTGAACAGCTCCACTTACAAGTGAGCTTACAAAGTTCCACACGCTTGCCACAACAGATCCAATGAAGCCAGCGATAGCGCCAGGAAGCGCCGAGAAGGCAGCGGTCAACGCATTTATTGCGTTCGGCACATCAACAAAGAAGAAAATTACGAGAGCGCCAACGGCGTTCGCAACAATGGATACAAGCGCATCCCAAGCAGCCGTAACAGCATTACGGAAATCCTCGTTAGTTGTCCACAACGCGATTAGCGCAGCCACAAGCGCGGCGACGGCCATGATGACGATTCCGATTGGATTTGCAGCCATAACAGCATTTAATGCCGCCATCGCGCCGCTGATGCCCTGGATGACTCCGATAACAGTCGAATACGCCTGCCAAGCAGCAAACGCTGCGCCAACCGCTGCGAGAATAGGAATTAGGATATTGCAGTTATCCGCACACCATCCGAGCACGTTAACAATGCCCTGAATGACAGCCGAAACAACAGGGCCAACAACCGCCGCAAAAGTCTGAAAGGCACTCACTAACCCGTCTATTGCACTTTGTACTTGCGACGCATCAATCTCCGGAATATTGATGCCGAGTCCCGAGAAAACCGCTGACGCAGCGTTCCACGCGCCCGCCAAAGCTTCTGAAAGAACAGGCGCCAGTTTCTCCTGGACTCCAGACAATGCGCCAGGCAGTGCCTCGACTATGCCTTTTCCGATTCTCTGAACAGCAGGGGCGACGTTGGTAGCAACATCACCAAGGGCGGTCATTAAATCGTTAATAAGACCCGTCATGTCGGCGTCTGGTGAGCCGATACCAGCAACAAGATTTTCCCACGCGCCCTTGACTTCGTTGATTGCACCCTCAATAGTCGTCGCACCCTCGCGGGCAGTAGTTCCAGCAATTCCCTGTTTCTCCTGAACCAGTTCGATTGCCGTCACGATGTCTGAGAATGAGTCGATTGATAGGTCAGCCGCCCGTCCGTTCGCCGCCGCATACGCGTTTGCGTCGTCGATTAGGCGCTGCATCTCGGCCTTCGTGCCTCCATATCCGAGCTTCAGATTATCGAGCATGCTGTAGTTCTGTTTCGCGAAGCCTTGGAATGCGTTCTGCACGTCCTGCATGTTGCTGCCGAACGTGTTCACGTTGTCGCTCATAGCACGCATCGCGACGTCAGTCTGCTCCGCCGCCTTAACAGTATCTCCGCCTAGACTGTTAATAAGTGCCGCACTGAACGAGGTAGCCTGCTCCATGTACTGATTTGCAGACATTCCCGCCGTTTGCCACGCCTTCGACGCATTCTGACTCATCAGCGCAACTGCCGGATTTAATCTGTTGTACTCGTCGCGCACCTCGGAAACAGCTCTGCCTTGCTCCTGAGCGTATGCTATAAGCGTCTGACCGCTGCCGTAAAGTTTCGCAACACCTCCGGATAATTGCTCATAATTTGAATACGCGCTCAGCGCCATTCCGCCAAACGCGAGAGCTGCTGAACCTACCGCCGCAAACGCCGCAACGCCAGCCTTTGCGACTGCCGCAAACGCCGACGTGCCTTTAGACTCAACTTCAGAGAAAGACGCCCCTGCCTTACCAGCCGCGTCCTTACCCGCCGCGTCTGCTTGGGCGCCCAAACCCGAGCCGTCAAGCTCCATACCAATTTTGATTGTACCGTCTGCCATTTCGCCACCTTCCAATGGTGGCGCTCCCTGCCTAGGGGATTATTTGCCCGAACGCCTCTTTCTGCCACGCTATTATACTCTCGGATTCTACGGTCTTCTTTGCAGGAAGACTCCACGCCGTGCGAGCTTTTGCCATACGTGAATCATACGACTCTTTCGACCCCTTCGACCACGTACGATATGCCATAGCCTGAGACATCACGGTATCGCTAGGCAACGAACGAAACAGCGCCAGGAAACGGTGCCAGTGCATATCAAGCTCCGGGTCTGTGAGGTCTATTCCGTACGCTTGCTGGAACGCGCCTACAACGTACTCGCCGTCCTCAACAAAATCGTACGCTCTCGCAGTTGAACCTGACCCGCCGTGCGGTGTGCTGCTCTCGTTCTTTGCAAACGCGACTGCCACGGGAACCCATGAGTCACCGTCTGGCACTTCGTCCTCAAATATCGCCGTTTCAGCAATCTGGTTTACCTCAAGCGATTCAAGCCACGCAATCCAAATTCTAAAATCTGTTTTTATACGGAAAGTCTCCCCGTCTACCTCAAGGGCAGAGGGGAGACCACGATAACGTAAGTCAATCATCGTCTACGACATACGGAAGACTTGGCGGTTCGCCTTGCGGTTCGCTCCGGAGATGTTCGCCACGCTAGAAGCAGCGTCTAACATTGGCTTCATCTGTTCGATTTGAGCGTTCGCTCCTGACATACGTGCTTCGAGTACCGGCTTCGCATAAGCCGTATCAAGCTCGCTGTAAAGCACGGCAAGCGCGACGAGATCAATATCGTCAATTTTCTTGCCCTCAAGTCGTGCATCCACGTACTCCTTTGGCAAAGCCTTCTTAACGAACTCGTACTCTGCTTTGAATCGTTCAGCACCAGCACTAGCAGCCGCCACCTTGTCCATCTCGGCGCTTAGTTTGAGCGTCATTTTTGGCAACTCGAAAGTCTGACCCTGGTCGTCGCTGTACTCAATCATGTTAAACCTGCCTTTCATAAAAGGATTCCCGCAGGGCGTATGCCCCACGGGAATATTCTAGCATCAGTGGACTCAGTTGTGAACTATTAGGCGCCTACGACGGTGTTAGCTCTGAATGTAACGGTTGTAGTACCAATGCCGGTAACGGTGCCGTTGATTGGGTCGCCGTTGAGTGAGAGCTTAAAGCTTACATTACCGTCAACGGTGTTCAAGGTGTCGCCGGTAACAGTGGCTCCATCCCAAACTTGCGCAACGGTTGGCTTTCCGGTATCAAGCGCAGGACGAACAATCATAACAGGTACCTTGCAGTCTGCGCCGACAGGGTAGCTATTCAGGAACTCGTCCATAAACTTATACAGTGGGTTCGTGTTGTCAAGTACAATCTCCTGAGGAAGCTCTGGCTGGTAACCGGTGACGACGGTCGTATCGTTCTTGCTGTTGATGTACGACTTCGTGTCGGTCTGTGGGTTATAGCTCAGTTCGAACTTTGTTGACAGGTCGATTGGCGCCCATTTATAGGTACCGGCAACCTTGCCCCTTGACGTGTCGATGAATGGAATAAACAGGTTTCTCGTGAGTTGCATTTTACTCAGTCTCCTTCTCCCAGTAAGTTATGGCAGCCTGAAATTGGTATCGCGCAAGCTGCACGTCCTGATAAGCCGCCGCGAGCGCTGGGACGTTCTGCAACGGCTCTATGGCACGAATTATACACTCATCTCCGAAATTAGGAACATTTCCGGCTTGGAACTGTCGCGCCACCCAGTCCAGCCACTCTTCGCCAAACTCCATCGCTTCGGCATTGGTACTGTCGAAGCCTTCCGACCAGTCGGCAACCATCACAAGCGAAAACGTATATCTACGCTCAACGGTGCCGTCGATGAACTCCCTCACCTTAGCATCGTTGTAGACAACATTTACCGCACGCTCGTCGGCCTTCATATCGACGGCGTTCAGCTTGAGATACTTTCCGATGCCGTCATAGGTTTTAAGCCATTTTACAACCGCATCCGTCTTGCCTTGAATCCTCATAAATGCCTCCGTGCGCTTCTGTAGACCGCCATACGGGTCGGTTTCCATGCAATGTGGGTATTTACATATATTGCCGACTCCATTGCCTTAAATCGGCTCCTATCGCTTCAAATACGTTGTGGCAGCCTGTGCAAGCTCTCCGATATGAGCCGCAGAGTAAGCATCCGCCCAATGCGAAGTTGCCAGCGCGTGTCGCTCATGTGAAAACTTCAACCCGTCACCATAGTACACTATGCCAGCGTACGGCGTGGTATAACTCACTTCAAATGGAGTTGCCACGGCAGAAGCATCAAGGAATCCGTCCCTCATGGGAACGTACGGGGACATGCCGCGCATGGCTTCGGTTGCAAGGAATAATCCGAGTCCGTCATTCTTTGGAATAGAGTCAAGCTTCCGGTTGACTCCTTCAAATTTAAGCTCTACCTTCACGCCATCCTCCTTTTCCCTTTAGCTTTTCTATTTGGTAGTCATATGGTATAGGTTCGACTTTTTAGTCAAATTGATTTGACTTTTTAGTCAAATGGAAATGACTCAAAAGTCAGAGACTACGCTCCTTCAAGATGCAGCACGTTCGCATATCTGAGCATACCTGAGCCGCCCTCCACGCCTCCATTATTCGATAGGTCGCGGAATACATGGACTTCAAAATGCGGATGAAGCTGAATCTCCGCGAGCACTTGCTTTTTGGTCGGATTGCCTGTAAGACTGGACGCCCCTAACATGACATAATCGCCAGTCGATGCCGTGAGTGCGTCCGTTGGTCGCTCCTTGCAAAATTCTGCATACGGAATATAACGCATCGTGGATGACGGAACTTGCACCACGCCAACCTTAGCAGTAAGTGCTACGCCCTGGGCGTCAGTGGTACGAGAAACTCTCTCGCTCCACATGGCGGGTGAGAGGACGCGGATTTCGTACACATCCTGCTCGATGTCAGCATCCTTCGCCCCTATGCGATTAAACACCGTTACAGTCTGATCCAGAACTTTGTCAACGTCGATGTTCATTTTACAGCGCTCCGTTGAAATAAACACAGGCGGATGTAAGGTCAACCGGCAAAATCTCAAGCACGCGCTCCATACATTCGTACTCAGCCATGGTGACGGTGGTCTGTGAGCCTGAGCCGAAACCAAAGGAATTTACGCCGTTGTTGAACGAAGTTACGACCGTGCCGCCAGCGAGTGACTTACGCGCTTCGTGGATTCCGTCCAAGCGGTCAATTATCGCCTTCATAGCATGATGCACAGAAATGTCAAGATTTTGAGCCTTGAGGTCTGCCATAACTTGCTCGTTATGCAGACGGTTGAGTGTCCAATGGTCAAGCAGTAGCTCGGCCTCTGATTCGTAGCCGGGGAACATCTCCTCTGAGATTGTCCCGCCAAGCTCTTTATATCGCTGATATTCGAGGTACATTTTTCCTCCTTATGAAGCAACCCCCCACCGCAAGGCAGGAAGCGGCAGGGGGTCTATGGAGAGGGGGTTAACCTCTCCGCTCATTGTACACCATTAGGCGGTGAACTTAACAGTAGCAACGGCTACGCACTCTGGGCGAGTGACTGTCGCGCCGTAAACGTGCAGACCCTTGACAGCATCGCCAAAACGCTTCTCTGGGCGATATGCTTCGGTCTTGAGAATCTGCTGAGCATAGGTGCCACAGATTGGACTGGAAGCCACAACGCTGTAGGCGTCTGCTGCTGGCGATGGGCAGTTGACGGATGTCAAGATGTCGAAACCGGCAGTACGGAAGACAGAACCCTCGGTCAGACGCTTCTGAGCATCATCCGCGGAAACCTGGACGAAGCGTGGGTCAAGAAGCATAAAGCCTTCGAACTCGCTTGGCAGGACACAGACGCGGCCTTGCTTTGGCAGCTTGGCCTTATCAAGTGCGGTCTTCATTTTTACGAGAATCTCGTAAGCGTTGTCCTTGGTGATAACAAGAGGGGTCGTCTTATTGCCCAAGTTCGCGGTGATTGTGCCGTTAGTCGCAAGAAGATTTCCGAGATACTTGTCGGCAGCGTCACTGAAGCCATAGCCGGCTCGTGCAGTAGCAGTATCAAGCAGTGAGATCTTGCTCTGTGCAGCGTCTACGTCATCGACGGCAATGTTAAAGTACTTCGCCTGGTTGATGGTGAGCGTCTTAACGGTTGGAGTAACCTCGTCTGCTGCGGCAATGTCAGCATTCTTGGTGTAGTCCTTGATTGATACGTCGCCGATTGCGCCGATTTTGACGGTGTCGCCAGCCTCGGTGATTTCGCCCTCGTAGTCGCGGTTAAACAACTGCGCATAGACAAGGGACTTGTCGAGAGCGTCGAGAATCTTGGCGCTCCAAATGGTAGGGATAAACTTCTCTGTTGCCATGGTGGCTCCTTACTTCTGGTCTTCAAGTAGTTTGTTTACTTCGCTCATGTGCTTGCGGACTTCCTCTACGGACATATTCTTGAGGTCGTCAAACGATTGAATAGGCGTGTTGTTAGAACCTCCGCCGTCGTTTGCGCCTGGCATCTTCTTTGGGTCTCGCTGTGGGTTTGCCCAAATGCCGTCTTCATCAACGGTTACCGAGTCGAGAATTGCTTTAGCTTCCATGTCCGGATTAGCCTTCGCTTTCTCAAAAGCCGCTGTGAAAATAGCGTTCTGCACAATGCTGTTCGCAAATTTACGCTCGCCAACCGCCGTATTGAACTTAGCCTTGAACTCCTCCTTGGCTTTGCCCTCGGCGTCCTTGGCTTGGCGCTCCTCGTCGGCCTTCTTGTACTCGGCCAGCTGCTTCTGCATAGCTTCGAACTCTTCGGTCTTTGCAGGATCAGCCTTCTGGGCAGCTTCCAAAGCTTCGTTTGCTTTTGCAAGCTGTGCTTCAAGGTCGGAAACCTTCTGCACTTTGCCGTCAAGCTCCGCCTTCGTGCGGTAATTCTCCAACGTCGCCTTTTCGATTGCCTTCAGCTTCTCGTCGTCAAGCTCGACGCCGTTCGCCTTCAGAATGTCCTTGATGTTGTCCATTGCACTCTCCGTCCTAGGATGATTTTTAACCGTGCTCCCCACGGTGGGGACGGTCGCACTTAAGCGTGCGCCGCTGTGGATGATTATACAACAAAATAAAACCCGCGACTAGGCGGGTTTGTTGAGCGTTCATTTATTTAGTTTTGATGGCTTAAACCGGCTATGCGCCGTCTATTCCGAGCAACCTGACGTCTGTCGCGTCGTCCTCGACCTGCCAGAACGGCTTCCCGTATATACGCGAGAGCTTCGCTATCGTACTCTCGTAGTAGTCATACTGCTCACGGTCATAGAAGCGGTTTATGAGATTTAGACCCTTCTCGTAATTGGTAAGCTCTCTCTTCTCCTGCCTTTTGAATATCATTACTCCGCCTTCCTGTCGAATTTGATTACTGCCATCTTGCCGCTTGCTTTAACACGCTCTTCAGACTTTTTTACGTCATCGAGCGTGCCGTAGCAGTGGCAGATACACCTCCCGTCCTGGTAGATAGCGTATCCGTAGTACATCGTTCCTCCTTACTCTGCTTCCACGATGATTACTTCGACGTCACTTGGGAAATTAGGATTGCCGACCATTTCCTTTGCGTGTCTGTCTCTCATTTCAACAGCTTCTTCGTATGCCACTGTTCCGCCGAGGAGGCATCCGTGGTTTGTTTTGACGTAGTACTTGACGCCAATGCTTTTTCCGTACTCAATTGCCTGGCTCTGGTTCAACATTTTGTCCTGCCTTTCATTTGGTTGTTTTGTCTTTCTTGTTAATATTATTATAACATGAGTGTTTACGTATGTGAATAGTTTACGCAAAAAAATAGCAATTTACCTCGTTGTTCACAATTTCATCGCATTTCCCACTCGTATGCCACCATGCGGTCTTCGCGTGTTCTCACACCAGCCGCCTTACTCTCCTGGCGGTATCGCTTGACCGTCGCATCTATCGACGCATCAACCCCGGATGTATCACAGCCAGCTTCGGACAATACCATGCGCTGAGCCTTGAGCTTACGAACGGATGTCTCCATCGCTCTCTGCCGCTGTGTAAATTCGTAGGCGGTCATTTCACGGTCGCCAATGGTTACTTTTCGGCTGGACTGCTCACGGTATTTCTTTAGCTGCTCGGGTGTATTCGCTTGCTTCGAGACGCCTAGCAAAATCGGGAACGTTTGATGCCGGCAGTTATATCCCTGCGCAATTGGACGCTCCAAGCCGTCTTGAATTGTCTGAAATTGAACATTGGTGAACTGCCTTCCCTGATATGGTGCGTGGTCTTCAGCGCACATTCCGTGAGCAGACACTTCCACGCCGTCTGATCCAAACGCCCTACCGACTTCATCTCGCGCCTCCTGCATGGTCATGCGGTAATTGTCCATGATGTTACCCATGACGGCGCTGTAAAGCTCTCTCGTTGCCCCTGATTCATATTGGACTCTCACTCCGCCGGACGCAAGCTGCTTCACCATGTGGTCGTACGCTTGCTGATATGCCGTCTCCCCGGATGAACGCATAGCACTCACGGCGTTGGTTAGATAGTCGCGATATGCCTGTACAATCGGTGTCGCGGTGCCGTCGTGCGAAATAACTCTCATAACAGACGTACGACACATCGACTCGACATCCTTGGCGGCCTTCGATGCTCCGGAAGTTATGGATTGCTTAGAGAACGGTATACCCATCACGCTCCGGAACGGCCTGCCAGATGCTTCGAACAATGGCTCTGCCCAGGAGTCGATATCCTTTGCCCCGGCATCGAATAGCAAGCCTGCACGCTTGCTCAACATCACCGAAAGAGTCGCGGCAATTGCGGAGATGTCAGACATTCCGGCTACCTGCCACTTCGAGACATCGGTGTACGTCGTGTCCCTCTCTATTTTTCTCAGGCTGCCAGCTATGACACGCAGCATGGCCACCTCTGCCGCGAGGGTGACCATCTGCAAGTCGTCTCTTTCGCGATTATCGTCCAACTCTTTCACCTCTTTCGACAACTCTTACAACTCTTTCAGCATCTACTTACAACTCTTGGAACACAGGCTGCACCTGCTTTGAGGCTGCTATCTCCTCTACCCTTTGACGGGCAACCTCTGGGGACTCACCCATGACCATCATGCGATAGTCCACTGCGTCGGTCGCTCCGATGGCATTACCGGCAAGGATTGCGCTCTGCTGGTCTGAGAAGGTGTTAATGTACTCGTCGCTCCATTTGTATTCTGGGTCATACTCGCCTACAGGGGTAATGCCGTAGTAGCTTGCGAGTACATCCCACGCGTAAATCATGTCATCGAGGTAGCTCTCCGCAACGCCGCGGGCGGTCTCGATGAAGCTTTGCGTCTTCACCGTTGCCTTGCGTACGTTGTCCACATTTTGGTAGCTCATATCATTCAGATTTGAAAGAATACCGGAGCTTACGCCCACGGCCTTCTCGACTTTCTGATATTGCTTCTCCAATGCGTCCACGTATGGCTGTAGCTGAATTGTTGGTGCCCATTCAGAGATTAGGTTACCGGTTCCGCGCAGGTCTCCTCGAACGTCCATGAAGAGTCGCTCACGTCCCTTTGGCATAGTGAGTTGTGACGCTATGATGTTGCCTTCCTGGTCGCGTCTAAACTCCTTCGAGAACATAGATTTATCGGCAATGATTGCCTTCTCAGAAAGTCCAAACTCGTTGTGCATCTGCTGTGTGAGGTAGTGAATTTCTCTAATTGGCGCGGATGCTCCAAAGCATATCGGTGTACCCTTCTGCGCGTTTGGATGCTGAGGGTTGAGCGTAAAACTACGGTATCTAGCAATGAGCAGACGGTCAACGTTAGGAATCCACCACTCTTCTTCGTTGGTAGCCGCCCAGTCCGGGAATCTCGCCCAGTCAACATCGCCTTGAATGTTGCCGTCCTTGGCAATAAATGTGCGGTAATGATTCGCGTATGCCATAGTGCCGTCCACCGCTACATATGGTACAAGCTCAATAAGGCGTAACAGTGTCCACTTGCTGCCGTACTTCTCATGCTTCTCGTCAACCACGTAAATACATGAGGTAATTTGACGACCGTTCGCTCCGAGAATTGCGAAGTCGCTCGCAGACACAATAGCATTATCCATGCCGCGTCCATTCCATGATGGGACGGTGATGCAGTCGCCGGTCATGAATGACATAGCCACAGCATTGACGAAGCTATCCCTAACAAAATCAGAACTTACCGAATCAAGGAATCGCGCTCTCGCTGATGTACCAACCACAGGCATTGTAAATTGCATCGCCATGAGGTTTGCAAGGCTCTCCGACACCATATCTTCGACGCTGTACTCCGTGCCTTTCTTGCCAGAATCTCGATATGCCTGGCTTTGTTCCATGCCCTGAATACGACGATTTAGTCTCCTCGCCAGTTCATCTAAAATATTATCAAACAATCCCATGTTTTCACCTTTCTCCGGGTCTCGATGATATTTTATGCTATATCCAGCGGAAGCACGACAACTCTCTCAGTCCAACAGTCTGAACAAAGTAACGCATCGCGTCGCAGGCGTGGTCATCCTCCTTGATAACCTCCTCCTGCTTCTTCTTCTCGTTCCATCGGTACAGACCTAACTCGGACAGTAGTCTCTCGCACTTGTGGCTTATTAACAGGTCGCCCTGATCCATTGCAGTCATGACGTTACTGATGCCCTCTATGACGGCGTTATTCGCTCCACGATAGTCCCAGTCGCCGTGGCGGTGTAGACATTCCATGAACGAGGAAGACGACGGGTCGATAACAACAAGCTCTACATACTTCTTGGCCATGAACTTCTTCAGCGCTTCGTAGTGTTCTTCGTCTGTTCTCCGGTACCCCTCGGCTTTGGAATCAAAACAATACTCGTCTACCGCATACGCCTTGCCGTCTTTTATTACCCAATCTATGGCCACAAACGGGTTTGTGATGCCGTAGTCGATTGAGACATAATGCGGGGACTTACGCACTTCGTCTTCAGGAAGCTCTGCGCACATTGTGGACTCTCTGAATTGCTGATAGACCAAACCTTCAGCAAGAACCCACAAGCCGCGGATAAATCGGTCATAAAACACGCCTGAGTACATCCTCTCATAGCGTGCCATCGTTTCGCCGCTCAGCGTTGGATTATCCTTCATGGTGAACTTCATCACGAGGATACACTTCTCGTCTGCCTTGTCAATGAAGTCTCTCTTTACAAAGTGAGTCGGATATGACGGGTTGCAGTTCCACCAGAACTTTGAGCCATCTACAGAGCATCGAGCCATCGCCTGGTCAACGAAACTGCGCGGCATCAGTGCTACCTCGTCGAGTAGACACCCTGCCGCCGTCATGCCCTGGATAACGTCCTGCGACTGCTCAGAGCTTGCTCCAAAGAGCCAGTACGTGTTTGTGCCAACTCTCACATACCCGTCTCCACGGTGGTAGTCATACTGCATTCCCATGGTTCGTAATATTCCGAGCATCGGTAGCACAACGTTTCTCGTGAGTGAGCCTATCGTCCTGCCGGCAACGATAAAACTTCGGTGCGAGAAACTTTTCTGCGACCACAAGATGAACCCAATAATCATGGAATGAGTTTTGCCGGAACGTACTGCGCCCTGAGCAATTACTCCATCATAAGGACAAGCGCCCGACCACCATGTGGCAAGGCGCTTCTGCTTTTCGCTGAACTCTATCACTTGTCGCCACCGAGTCCCAGCGCGTCAATCCATTCCTTAATATCGGCGTCCTGCTCTTCGTTGATTGCGATATCCTGACGGTCTCGCCACAGTGCTGGCTGGCGGTTCTTAAGCCAGAAGATACAAGCGGTCACGTCTGGTGCAAGCTCTCGCTCTATCTCCTCAATTCGCTCAACGTGAGGTTGTCCGTTATCGTCAAGCTTTACTACTCGCTTCGTCTCTCGTGACTTGCCACCCATTGCTCGCTGGTACAGAGTTCTTTCTACGTCCATGTCCGCAAGGGCGCGGCTCTCATTTAAGGCTTCCGAAAACTCGGGATGCGTCTCCCTCCATTTGTAGATAGTCGATAACGCTACTCCCATCTCGTCAGCTATCTCCTCGACCGTAGCACCGCGCAATAGCAGTCCCCTCGCCCACCTTGGGTGGTACTTAGGGTCATACTTCGTCGGTCTACCTCCTTGATGCGCCATTAGTCTCTCCTAGCATGTTCTCGAATATCTCCCATGGACTGCTTATCTCCCCGGACTTCATCTTCCGGTCAATGAGCGCCTTCACGCCTTTTGCCGTTGTCTCGGGAATTGCTGCCCTACCGAATAGCTTCATAATTGGAGTATACACCCTGCCGTCGTCCTCACCAAACTCGCGCAGAGCGGATCTAGTCATAAGCCATACCGCTGCTCCGGCGTTCTTAACGTCTCCGTACTTCTTCGTTGATTGTAGAGCCTTGACGAACGGTTCAAACTCCTCCAGTGGTACTACAAGCTCCACGTCTGCCTTTGCTGCGTGCTTGCATAGATTCTCAATATCTTCAAGCTGATGGCTCAGGAATGTCATCTGCACGGTCTTCCAGTCGAAATCCACTTGCGGGACTGGCATTTGTCTTGCCCTCTCGGTTGCCGCGTCGAAGTATTCCTTGCCCATAGCGCTCTCCAACATATCATCCACGTCGGTGATGATGTCGGCTATGCGCCTGAGCATATCCTCGTCGTCCGTACCTTCAATAGCATTGTGAGCAAGCTGTTTTGCTGCGATAGACGAACGTGTGAGCTTTGTTCTATCCAGCAATACATTCACATGGTCAAGACCGGCTGCCCTTGCTGCTCTCGTGCGGTGATGTCCTGAGACTATCTCCACGCCACGGTCTGTGAGTACACAGTATGGAAGTTGCTCCAACGTGCCACGCTTCTCGATATTCGCAACAAGCTGATTAAACTTTGCGTCATCCATTATTCGCGCATTGATGTCCTGCTCCCTGAGCGAGTCGAGACTGCACTTAGCAATGCACATCCCGTCTTCAAGTTCAGCGATAACGCTTACGCCTTCTGGCGTTTCCTCTGCCATGACTCCTCCTTCTGCGCCCACTCAACGAGGCACTGACGGTATGTTCTGTCCTGCACTGCGGTCTCATATGTGAGCTTAAATCCGCAGCGATTGTCCTTATCCTTGCTGACTAGCTTCATTAGTCCGCGCATTTCCTTGGATTCTTGATGCTTAGTGAGCATGACGGTTCGCACACGTTTTATACGTGCCATATACACATCATCGAACTCCATACGGATAGCTCTCTTCTGCATCGCAAGGGTATACATTAGTCGGCTGAGTCGCTGTCCGGTCGGCGCACACATGCCAAAGCCAAGAAATGCCGCGTCGGTATCTCCCAACGTCGTCGCCATTTGCACGTACCCGAAGATACCCACAAGGTAGCCGTCAATTATCATCGCGTACCCGGAGCTTGATTGCGACGGCGTAAAATTGTGAGTCCACAGTTTACGGTAGTACCGGATATGCTCGCTGGCAGCCTTAACAACCTCTACGCGGCTTTTTGCAGTTACTTCATAATCTGCGGGAATAATTGGGTATTTCATCGGCGAAGCTTTTGCAGCATTTTTCTTTGCTATCCCTCTGCCGAGCAGCTCGTCTATCTTCTCCGGATCACTTGCCACGAGGTACATATTCATGCCAGGTCTTCCTGCCTGTCTACCGTACACAGGCGTTCCCACATGGTGACCGCTCTCAACTTCCTCGTAGATAATGAGCAGACTATCCGTACCTTTAACAGAATCAAGAAGGTCTTTATATCCCTCGGGCGGACTGAAGACGTTGAACGTCGGCTCATCCCAACACACTGCTTCGTCTATTGCGCGGTAGAACCTCTCATAACCGCCGCTATATGTCGGACACATGCAAAGAATGACACACTTCTGTCCCTTGACGGACTCTATGTGGTCGAACATATCCATATCGCGATATTTAAGGCGTGGGATGCGCTCCTTGATTTCATCCATACGCTCCCTGACACCTTCGCGTATCTGTTCCTGGCGGCGCTCAAAGTCTATGAGCATAGCTTCGCCGTACACGCTTCCAGCTTTACCAACAAGCTCTGCGCGTTTAATTTCCATCATCGCATCGAGCGGGTCTATCACCTTCGAGCCGTCTTCCACTCGCGTGATGTCCATATCCTCGATGTTGCGGCCTTCCACGTATCTTCCGAGGATGCCCGAGAAAAGCGTAATATCGCTCGCTTCGATGTCCTCGAAACCACAGTCTGCCGCAATACACGACATCGCCAAGCCGCCGCTACAAGGCTCTACTACCTTTTCGTACCCCGCCTCTTTTGCGGCTTTCAAGACCGATGCCACGAACGCCTTGTCTTCTTGGGATAGCGTCCCTACAAACAAGGCGCCCGGATTCTGTCCGAACGCCATAATTCAACCTCCAATAAAAATGGTCCGGGAGCATGGGAATTGAACCCACGAACCTCGAAGCCCCAAGCCTCGCGCTGAACCCTTCAGCTTCTCCCGGATATAACTTCATTGTAATCATAATAGCGACATTTGTAAACGGTCGGCAATGATTTTTGCAGGCTCCCATTCCACGACTTCTATACCGTTCTCATTAAACCACTCAGCCGTGACGTGTCTGTGACACTCCTGTGCATCTTTCTCATAGCACATAAGAGCAACAGCATCAGCCTTTCTTCCGTCCCATATCGCCTTCGCAATTTCCTCGGGGTCAAGGCTTTCAAGCATTTCTCGGTAGCTTGCCCAAAACCGTTCTAGTGGTAACTGCATCATCGGCCACGTTGGAGCAAGTCTGTCCTCCGCCCTTCCGTTGAACCATTTCGGCTTTCCCCGACAAATCGCCACAGGCTCCACGCCCTCCTTGGCGAGCTTCTTAGCGTTCCCCCAATATGATGTGTAAATTCTCATAACCCTGCCTTCATGTTTGTGATTGATTTGATGTCTTAATTATAGCAGAATAGCTGGCTCATGCACTATTTTTTCATGCATTTACCAGCCATTTCGCTAACTCCCGCACTTCATAAGGTGAACAACTCACCCGCTAGAACAGTCCCCACTCTGCAAACTTCTCGAAACCGCCGCGCTCTTTGATGAACTCACGCGCCTTCTCCACGATTTCAGTATATGGAATACCCCCAACTTCAGCGTCTCCGATTGCGCAAGAATACTCGACCGTATGGCCAAGCTCCTGAGCCTTGATGAAGGCATAAATATTGACGCTCACGTCTGCCTTGCTTAAGTCCTTACCATGAAGGCCGCCGCCAGTCATGGCGTCTCCCATGTCCGAGCCAAGCTTACGGTTTGTCGCGCCACAGTCTACGTTAGTGCCGCCAGTCCAGGGGCCAAGTGGATTGATTACAGCGTCGTAACCGTCAATCACGCCGTGGATTTCATCTTCCATATTGCTCTGGCACACTACAAGGCGATTACCGTCGAGCACGTACTTTCCGTCCGTTCCATAACTCTCATAATACCTTGACGCGATTGCAGACAGCTCACGCTGCTCAGCCGTCACTGGGCAACCGCGAAATACACCATTGTCTCCACACCTGAACCCTGCACTCTGATTTTCCGCGAGGTGTCCGTCCTGTGGGAACTGCCTAAAACGCACATATAGCTCATATGGTGACTTTGTGTTTGTAATCCTACGCACGGCATGTTCTACTGCGGTTTCATCAAGCTCCACAGACGTCTCCGCGATGATGTTGCACTCACCATGACCGATAAGAACCTCCACAGCAACTTTTGGATTTTCTTCAATGGCATATGCCATATCAACAACCGCTCCCGCAATCCTGTCCGCAACTTTGTCTGGGTGGCATGGGTTAACTTTCTCGAACATTAAAACCTTCTTTCGCTTTCGATAATCTTCTTGAGCTGCATTAGCTCGCTCCTCATTATATCAACGGATCGTAAAATTTCTGATACGGTATGACCCTCGCCACGTTTCTCCGACCACGTAGAGCCATGACTTCGCACCCACTCTTCGTGTGCTTCGGTCTGTTCAAACAATCTCTCGGCCATGTCGTGAATCATACGCGCTCTATCTGTGTTTCTCATTTCTCCACCTTGCTGTCTGCTTCGATTTCTTTCTTGAAATCTGCCCTGAACTTATCAAACAGTTGATTAGTTAGAACCATACCCTCGTCAATACCATTCCATGTGTTACCGTTTGGCCCCATGTCTCCACCGTGCTCGATGAGGTCATAAGCGAAGCGGTCTACAGCATCACCATTCTTAAGCGCCTCAACCCATACTAACCACTTTAGGTCGTGTTCGTACATCGGTTCTATAAGGTCGGCTAGGCAAGCGAACAGCTCGCCGTACCGGTGCTTGCGCACATCTCCAAACACAGCTTTCATGACGTACCAAATTGGGTTAGCGTCTCCGAAATCGAAGCCGTCCGCATACTGTCTCAGCCTTGCCGCTACTTTACGGCGCTCCTCAGGTGTAATGCTACTCATCGTTATCACTCAAACGCTCTAGCTCGCCACAGATTGCCAATAACTCATCGTAAAATTTGCCAGTCCTGAAGTCATCAAGGGCATCTACAACATCGGTGTTCTCTAATACATCCCTAATACGCTCGGCAAGTGATTCGATTGTTGCTGGTTGTTTATACGTGAGTTCAGACGGTAGAAACTTAGCACACTCACCGTCTAGGTAAGTGTCAATAAGAACGCCGTTACTCTTAAAGCTAATACCGTTTACCACCCATTTCTTGCCATAATCGTCAAATACCGTATCTCCAATATGGATAACTTTACCGTCTTTATCAATCGGTAACTCAACCATGCTAGACGTGTCGCAGAGGTCGAGAATGACATTAGATATCTTTGTAAAATCTTCGTCGCGAGTTGTTCTTGATGGTACTTTTTTGCCTGTAATCGCTGTGTAAAGGTCATAAAATCCGACATCATCACACTCTCCGAATCTCTTCGAGATTTCCTCACGTTCTTGTTTAGTTAGCATTGTTGCTCCTTTCAATTAAAAAAGACACATCGTCACTGTATAGCAGATAAAACACAAGCACTAACGCGGTAAATACAAGAACGTCATACGCAATAATGGATGCCGTAGGGTCTCCTCCTGTCGCGATTACAGCAATACAAGCAAATACAAGTGCTGCAAACGTGAATTTAATCAGTGTTTTCATTGTCGCTATTCCTCCTTTTCAGGCACACCACAAAGGTCAATAATACGGGCGAGAATTTCGTTACGATATTCCTCAGTTGAAGCGTTGTCTGGGATTGGTCTGCCGAATAAACCTCTATAAAGGCTTACATAATTCACTTCGTCGCAATTCTTAAGCCTGTTAACGATTTCCTCACGAATTTGTTTGGCTACCATCTTAGCTTCCTAACCTCATTTATCCTTAGATGTATACGTACTCGTTGTCGATGACCTCAAACGACTTCCAGCAATTTTCTTTGTTGTTACGCTGGAACCAAATCACATCGCCATCAACTTCGATTGCCCTATCGTTGACGATTGCGCACTTGATATCCATTGATGCGAGCTTCCAGTAGATATCATTGCAAAGTTCGCTTACCTTGATTTTCGATGTTGTTTCGTTTGCCATTTCCTTAATGATTCCCTTTGCGTTCATTTTTTCTGCCTTTCCGTTGCTTTGATTAGAAGCACTCGACTGCAAGGCTGCAAGCCTGCTCGTAGCTGATACCCTTGTACTCCGCATACTCAGAAGCCGCCTTGCTTGCAAGCTCCTTTGAACCTCCCTCAAACTTGTAGTCATACGCCGCGTTAACCATTGCTTCGTAGAGCTTTGCTGCCTTCTTGTCGTTCATAATGTCCTGCCTTTCATTTGGTTGGTTTGTTTTACTTGATGATATTATTATAACTCAAGTGTTCATACTTGTGAATAGTAAATAGAAAAAAAGACAAGAATTTTTACACGCTCAACGTTCTTCATTTATTCTTCACAGTTACTTACTGTCTTTGCTCAGAATATCGTAGATTGCATCCGAAATAATCTCCGCAACATTGCCGTCAACAGCCTTTTCAACGGCTTTGAGTATCATCTTTGACACCTCACTACGCAACTTCTCAGCTTCCTCGTCAATAACTTTCTGCGCCTCTGTTTTTTCTTCTACACCCTTCCGCCAACTGTAAGTAGTACCAATAAGGTTATAGACGCTAATATCCTTAATAGACGCACGTACTTTCTCTTGAATATCATGAATCATATCGCCGTCGAGTTCGTCCATACAGTCTTTGAACACGTCACTTGCTACTTTTGCAACAAAATCGCGGTAGTTGTTAAAATCGAAATATTCTCTAACCATCCCACGGACATATCCACGTATCTCGTCCTCGACAATATCCTTAATATCTTCATCGTCAAAATATCGCTTAATTTCTATAGTTGCTTCCATTGACTCTACCTGCCTTTCCTGTCAAACCTGCTTTTTTTCACTTCGATTTTCAGCTCCGAATGGCGCTCTTTAAGCCACGCACCGATGAAATGAGTTAACGTATTGCTGATGCCGTACCTCCGCTCGTTGCCGTCTTCATCCACGAACGGAACAGCGTTGAGTTTGATTCCACTCTCATATCGCAATTTTTCGACAAGATATTTCGCCGAAACCCTGCCTGAAGTCCAACTGACGCTCCTGGCTTGATGTTCGATATACTCCATCGCTTCCGGATTTCGCTGCTTCCACATCATCCATAATTCACGCACGGCGTCCGGATCAAGCGGGTAGCGGTATCGCTTCTCTGCATTCATAACGCTCCCCACACTTTGCGTGTAGTCTTCTACGTCAATCATCGCTACTCCTCGCTGTCACCGAACGTCTCTCGGAACACGGGGTATCGGCACATAGCCTCCTCATACTCCTCATCCCAGCCAATCGCGTAGCAGCTCACAGTCATCTTTCGTCCGTCCACGTTAATGCAGTACAGGAACTCCAAATCGCCATGGACTGCGCTCGGTGGCTCCATCTCGTACGTGCAGAGCGCCGACAACTTCTCCAAGAGGTACTGCGACCAGCTCTTACGCTCACTGTCCTTCTGGTAGCTCGCGCAGATTGTCTTGAGGTCTTGCCCCATTCCCTCAGGGTATCCGTCGCAGTGACGATAGAGTCGGAACACCTCCTCAAGTGGCTCGTCATACTCCCAACGGTTCTTCTCGTTTACGATTAGTGCGCATCTTGTACTCATTACTCAACAACCTCCTCGAAATCAGACCCACACAGTGCTTTGCAAAACTCGTCCATTGTTCCTTCAAATATCTTCTTTCCACCAAGCTTTGAGCCTTCTCCTGCGTAGATTGCGACGATATTTTTACTGCCATCTCCTCGCATTTCGATACTGAACGAACCCGCATAGCTCTGAACGGATGCCATTATTCCGGACTTCCTTGAGCCTTGCTTTGATGCTGTGGTCTCTCTGTTTCCCTTTACTTGACCGTAAAACGTTGCCATTTTCTTTCTGCCTTTCGATGGTTGAGGTGGCGCCGATTTGCCCCGGCGCCTTAGGCTTTGAAACTACATATTGTGTGAGACTTCAAATGCTGCCAGTTCGTATGCTTCTGCCTTACCACGGAGGAAAGCTGCTTCCTCAGCGTCTTCAGTCATTGCTGCTTCGGTTTCAAAAGCGTCTGCGAGCTTTGCGAAGTAGTCGGCCATTTCGTCCTTGGTTCTGTAGTTCTTTGTTTCCATAGTTCCTGCCTTTCATTTGGTTGTTTTTATTTGATGATGTAATCATAACACAAGTGTTCATACTTGTGAATAGTTTACTCAAAAAAGTGGACGGTTTTTACTCGTCCACAGTTACTTCATATTTACTTTACGCGCTTCCATCCGCGCATCCTGAGCGCCTTAGAATATTTAGTCGGCTCGTCACAGAGAATGTACTCCCAATGCCCTGAACGAATCGTTCTCAGGCCAAACTCATCGGACGGCTGTCTCCTCTCGACCCAGCGAAAATGTAGGCGGTTTTGGTGCGCGAGACCGTGACACCCGGAAGCGTTGCCTGACCCGCACAGTGTGATTGTTGGCTTTTCAAGTTCCAAGCCGTGTCCGTCGTACATCTTCCCGGCGCCCCTGCGCACAATGTGGTGTTGATTGAGCGGCCACGTCTGGCCGCAGATTGCGCAGCGGTACATCTTGATTGACGGCTTGCCCATCATTGGTTGAAGCTCAAGTGCCAGCGTTGTCACTTTAGCCACGGCGGATCAGGTATACGGTCGTACCCTCACGCCTCACAGCGGACTTTCCTTCGGACGCCTTGATAACCTTGCTCAGTCCGTTCTGCACTCGCTTTGCTTCCTGGAGCGTCTCGCACTCTTTGGAGATGCACTTCTCGACACTCTCTTCGAACGACTCCACGAGAAGCGCGTACCTCTCGGTCTGTGACATTGGTGCCGACGTCGCCTTGAAACCCATATCGAACTCTCCCATATACCTATAACCTCCTGTAGCCAGTTTTGCGGTACTTTCGCCGCTTTTTTGAATAGTTACTGTATTAGCCATATTAAAGCTCCTTAAAATGCCTTAGAAATCGTCCTACAGGAGCTTCTGCGGCTTCAGTTTCAACACCTCGCAGATTCGCTTGAACATGTCAGTTCGAGGCTCACGGCGGCCGTTGATGATATTGCTCATTTGGCCGTACGAGCAACCAACCTGACGGGCAAGTTCATTCTGTGACATATCACGCTCTGCGAGTGTAGCCTTCAGTGCTTCGGTGTTCATTCATTCCTCCTTTGTCTTTCCTGCCTTGATAATTTACCGACGTGAACATTATAACGCATCCGTTCACGCTTGCAAACATTATCCAAGGCCAAGGTCTTTTTTCATTTCTTCATATTTCTCAGCAGTCGCACGCTTCCTGCCAGTGTCAAACTCAAGCGGTAGGCACACCTCAAGGATGCGGTTATACGTACGCTGCGCTGTAATGTCGGGGGTCTTGTAAAGCTCCTGTCTAGTAAGATTCGTACTCACAACCATCGGCTTGCGCTGTTGATATCTACCGTCAACGACGGCATAGACAAATTCCTGCGCGTACGACGTACTTCTCTCCGCCCCGAGGTCGTCCAGAATTAGCAAATCACATGACAGAAGATTTCTTAATTGCTCCTCGTCGTTGAGGTTTCTGGCAATGATGAGCTGCGGCACGGAGCGCATAACAACCTTTTTACCCTCGTCTATCATCGCATTAGCAATGCAACAGCTTGCAAACGTCTTGCCACCATCTGGCACTCCGAACATGAGAAGTCCATAATCGACGCCCTCTACGCATCTCTTTGCGTATCTTCGGCACACATCCATTTGTGCTTGTCCGTACCTGCCGTCGTCTGTCTCGAACGTGTACTTTCTCATATCTTCAGCGGTAAACGCCGTTCTGAGAAGTCTCTCGGTTTGAGCCTTGCGCTCCCTCACTTGCTCCTTTAGACGCTCCTCCTCCTGAGCCTCCTCTTGGCACTTGCACATGCAAGGCATGAGCTTTCCATTAACCATGACTGCCCTCGGTGTATGGCAGTCAGGACATGTTGGCATACCGTCCACTACCGGGCACCCATCCCAAGCCTTCCTAGCAATTTCTCTGATGAAATCCATACCTCGCTCCTAAAACGGACAGTCGGCCATGTCGATAACCGGCGCTTCTTGCAGGTAACCTTCAAACTTCGAAGCCCTGAACAGCGTCTCGGGTCTTAGAAATTTCTTCATCTTCGGATCTCTGCCCCAATCCGCCACCTTTGCGTCAATTACCCGCTTACAGTCATCCACGGTGTACCCTTCATTGAGCCGTGCGCCTATCGCTTTTCGTGTCGCATCAGCCTTCGGCTTGAAGCTCTTCCCCGTGAGGTCGTTGAGATATGCCACAACTTCCTCCACCTTTGCGCTCGTGTCATCGTGGGGGGTTATAGGGGGTTCTTCTTTGGTAGTCATTTGGTAGTCATTTGGTATAGGTTCGACTTTGCAGTCATTTCCATTTGACTTTTTTGTCAAATGGATTTGACCGATTTCGCAAATGGACGCACCCTTCGCGGTGACCGCATACCACTTTGTTCTGTCGTACGCTGCATCGTTAAAATTTCCGGTCATCACAAGACCTTCAGACTCTAGTTTATTCAGCGCCGTGCGTATCTGCCTTTCTGTGAGATATGGAAACTGCTCCGCGTACGCTTTCATTGAGTTGTACGTCCAATAATACCCATCGTGCTCGTTCTTGCCATTCGTAGCGTTCTTCTCCACCCAATAGCAGATATTTTTGAACAAAACGGCAGCATTTACTCCAACCAATTTCGCGACTTCAGCGTCAAAAGCGTTAATCATAGCTACCCCAAAAAAAGAAAGACCCCGCTGGGCGGAGGTAACGGCTCCTACCCTGCGGGGTTCTTTATAACATTCATTCTACCAGATGCCGTTACCATCCAATAGGGTTATTTTAGCACCTTCAACAATGGTTATTCATTACCATCGCCTAGGGTTTCAAGTTGCTCGGCGATATCTCCTAGCTTGAGTAAATCGCTTAACGTCACCTCGCCCTCATCGTTTAAGATGTCTTTAATCTGTTTAGCTAGTGATTTAGCCGTCGCAGTCTCCTTGTGATGTAGGCTACTTGCAAGCCTATTCGTTAGCACTGACCTTGAGTTGAGCAATCTAACAATACTTTTACAAGCACTATGCATTACATATCCACCAACACGGTACTTTATATGATTTTCATCGTACACAATATCACCGATACGAATGATTTCGCCATCTCTGTCCAGCGGTAACTCAATCATGTTGGACGTATCGCAAAGGTCGAATAGACGAGTAAAAATTGCGTCAATATCTTGTTCATATGACGTTACGGTTGGCAATTCCTCACCAATAATCGCATAGTATAAGTCACCTAAGCCTTCGCATCTACTCAATCTCTCAGCGATTGCGTTACGCTCTTGTTTAGTCAACATTGTTAATCAACTCCTTATAGTGTGAACAAAATACACAAGCTGAGCAATAATCACGACATTTTGGATCATCGCCCGGACGATGCTCGACATAGAACTTGTCTCCTTCTTCCTCAACGCGTTCCTGAGCCTCCTCCTCGGAATCGTAAAGCTTGACGGCGGTCTTACGGCCCTCCTTCATCACAGCCCACTTGTCGGCTTTGTGCCAACGCTCCTCCTCGGTACACATAGGCAGCTCGTCATCTGGCAGAGCCTCGGCGCGTTTGATTTCCTCGAATCGTCCACGTAGCCACTCGCCACACTCCGCAATTTCCTGCTCGCTAAAGTCCCAGCCAATGCGGTACACAGGATGCTGCGGGTACGTATGGTCTGCCTTCGCTTTGGTCTTTGAGTGGTCTT